GAACCGTCCAAAGCGGGCTGGGGCCGTTGGGTCAAGCTGGTTAGAGACATGGAAGTCGGCGATAGCATTGAAGTGCCAGACGGCAAAGAACGTAACGCTTTACGCAAAGCGATGGTCGATGCGGGTTACAAGGTCGTACAACGCAAGAACCATAAAGACTCAACAGACGATCAAGTCCTCGTTCGACTATGGCGGGTTAGCTAATGCAGCGCATCTTTGGTCCACCCGGTACAGGCAAGACAACCACGTTGCTCAATCTGGTCGACAAAGCATTGGCTGACGGTGTACCGCCCACGCAGATCGCGTTCTTCGCGTTTACACGCAAGGCCGCCACCGAAGCAAAAGAACGGGCTGCCGCACGTTTCAACCTCGATCCAAAGACTGACTTGCCTTTCTTTCGAACCATCCACAGTCTGGCGTTTCATCTGACCGGGCTGAAGTCTGAGCAGTTAATGACCGCGCAGCACTACCGTGAAGTAGAGCGCAAGATTGGGATCGCACTGGTCAGCGGTGACGTCCCCATTTACGAGGTCGAAGAGGATCTGAGCAACAGCCTGCGCAAAGAGTCACCGATCTTACGGTTGGTCACCCTGTCCCGGCTCAAGAAGTCAGAGCTACAAACCGAGTACAACGCAAGCGATCTTGAGTACACGTGGCTTGAAGTGGACTACGCAGCACGGGCCTTGGCTCAATACAAGAAAGAGTTTGGCGTCTACGACTACACAGACATGCTTGAGCTTTTTGCAACGTCCGCTCACGAGACGTGCCCGTCGTTCAAGCTTGCCATGCTGGACGAAGCACAGGACCTAAGCCCATTGCAGTGGGACATTGCTCATGCAATTGATGCAAAGTCAGAGCGCATGTATTGTGCGGGCGATGATGATCAGGCCATCTATAAGTGGAGTGGCGCTGACGTCGATCACTTTATCAATTTGCCCGGAGGCAGTGAGGTGTTGGAGCAAAGTTTTCGTATCCCACGGTTAGTTCACGAAGTTGCCGATCGGATCTCTCGACGCATCAAACACCGCTTTCCAAAGTCGTATCTGCCCAAAACAGAAGAGGGCCGGATCGCACACGTGCATAGCTTTTCTGAGTTGGACATGGATCACGGCTCTTGGCTATTCCTGTCGCAGGCTCAGTATTTTTTGAACCCGGTTCGCGACCATCTTAAAAGCCAAGGCTATTTCTTTGAGATGCAGGGTCGTCAAAGCCTACGGCTCAAGGTGCGCGAAGCCCTTGAAGCATGGCGCACGCTACAGCGTGGCAACCCAATCACATACGATCTCGCAAAAGTTTTGTACAGTTACATGACAGGCAATGGCGTGCGCGTTGCACGCGGTCACAAAAAGATTCTTGGGGAAGAAGACGATACGTTCACGTTCGAGGAGTTGCGGGACACCAACGGTTTGTTGGCAACGCTCGATATGTCGTGGAACGAGGCGCTAGACAAAGTGCCGGGTGTTGACGTTGCGTACGTTAACGCACTGGTACGCAGAGGCGAAGACCTCACGGCGGCTCCACGTATCAAATTAAGCACAATCCACGGCGCGAAAGGCGGCGAAGCAGACAACGTAGTGTTGTTCACGGATCTTACAGCGGCTGCCGAGCGGTCGATGGACTATGATCCAGACAGCATGCACCGCGTCTTCTATGTTGCTGTTACGCGCACAAAGAAAAACCTTTTCACCGTCATACCAGACAACTTCAACCGCAGTTATGTGTTGTGAAACTTACGTTTCCACACATCGAAGCGCATCTTTTGACAAAAAACGGAGCAAGGAACTTGGACGATTATTTTGAGGTCAATGTGGGCGCCAAAAAAGAAAAAGTCTTTTACAAAGATATTCCTCATGGCACCTCTGGTCTGTTGCCTACCACGTCCACGGACATGGTCAACTCGCCTCCTCATTACTCTGACTCCGAGATCGAATGCATAGATGCAATGGTCGCGGCCTTCGGGCAAGAAGCTGTTGCAACTTACTGTCGTCTTGCTGCGTTCAAATACACATGGCGTGCAGGCAAGAAATTTGATGCAGAAGAAGATTTAAAAAAAGCTGTTTGGTATCTGCGGTTTGGCATGAATGACGACCCCCGGAGTGACTAATGCAAAAAGAAACCAAGTTGCAGTTCCCGCTGTTCACACCCACAGCGGAGTGGACTGCACCGTTCGAGCTCAAAGACATAACTGACGCGAAAGAGATCGCGATCGACCTAGAGACACGTGACCCACATCTCAAAGAATACGGCCCCGGCTGGCCTCGTAAAGACGGTGACGTCGTAGGGATCGCCGTCGCAACAGAAGGTTGGGAAGCCTACTACCCGATTGCGCACCTCGGCGGCGGCAACCTCGACAAGAACGTCGTACTGCGCTGGCTGAAGAAGCAGTTATCCACAGACTGTCCTAAGATCATGCACAACGCCCCCTATGACTTGGGCTGGTTGAAAGCTTTAGGCATCCCGGTCAACGGGCCAATCATCGACACGATGATCATGGCTGCGTTACTAGACGAGAACCGATACAGCTATAGTCTGAACGCCCTGTCCTACGACTATCTGGGCGAAGCCAAGTCAGAAAAGCTACTGACCCAAGCGGCAGTAGACTTTGGAGTCGATCCAAAAGCCGAGCTCTGGAAGCTGCCAAGCCAGTTTGTCGGGCCTTATGCTGAGATGGACGCCCGGTTAGCGTTCGATCTATACAAGTTTTTTAAGCTTGAGATCAGTAAGCAAGACCTCAACACGGTCTGGGATCTTGAAACGCGGCTCACGCCCTGCCTAATCGACATGACCTTTCGAGGTATTCGGGTAGACATGGATCGGTGCGAGCGGACAAAGCAGGCGCTGATCAAGCGCGAGAAGGCTGTGCTCAAGAAGATCGAAGCGCAGGCCGGAGGCGAGGTAGAGATCTGGGCGGCAGCGTCACTCTCCAAAGCGTTCGACAAGCTCAACATCAAATACCCACGCACCGCGACCGGGCAGCCGTCGTTCACAAAGTCGTTCCTAAGCGACAACCCGCACGAATTTGCAAAGCAGGTCGTCGAGGCCCGCAACCTCAACAAGGTCCAAGGCACATTTGTGTCGTCGATTATGCGTTACGTTTCAAAAGAAGGCCGCATCCACGGGCACATCAATCAGTTACGCAGTGACGGCGGCGGTACAGTAAGCGGGCGCCTGTCTATGTCCAACCCCAACCTGCAACAGATCCCGGCTCGCGATCCCGAATTGGGACCTATGATTCGTTCGTTGTTCCTACCAGAAGAGGATGAGCAATGGGCTGCAATCGACTTCTCGCAGCAAGAACCACGGATCTTGGTGCATTACGCGCAGATCTTCGGCAAGTGGAAGGGTCGACGGCTGGGCGGTGCCCAAGAGTTTGTGGACGGATACAACAGTGACGCGAGTATGGACTTCCACACAATGGTCGCTGAAATGGCTCAAATTCCTCGTAAGCAGGCCAAAACGATCAATTTGGGAATGATGTATGGAATGGGAGTGCGAAAGCTCGCAGAACAGCTAGACGTCGACGTCGAAACCGCAAAAGAACTCACTAAGCAATACCACAGTCGCGTGCCTTTTGTGAAAGAGTTGATGAGCGGAGTTTCACGGTCGGTGGATCAGAAAGACGACGGTTCGATTCGTAGTTTAAAAGGACGCAAGTGCCGGTTCGATATGTTTGAACCGATCGGCTACGAACTCAAGAAAGCGATGCCAAAGAAGGAAGCTCGGGCGCAGTACGGCGACACAACGCCCCTGCGGCGTGCATATACATACAAAGCTTTAAACCGCCTGATACAGGCTTCTGCTGCCGATATGACCAAACAAGCGATGGTCGACCTATATGAAGCGGGTGAGCGACCGCTGTTACAGGTTCACGATGAACTAGGGTGCAGTGTTTTAAACGTCGAGCACGCAAAGAAGATTCGAGAAGTTATGGAAGCATCTGTGCGGTTAGAGGTGCCCAACAAATGCGACATCGATCTGGGGCCTAGCTGGGGGGAAGCGGTAGAAATATAACCCGCCTTCGGTCAAGCGCGGACGGGAACGCACACGTGAGGACGGGTACTAAACGTCCCTGACCAAATTTAACCCCGTCTGTGGCCTCACGGACGGGAACGTGTGGAGGGTGTGATGAATACCCAAGCCAAAGGAGACGGGTGTTAGACGCCCGACTAGGGCAGTACACCAAGATCGCGTGCCTCTTGCAAGCGGTACTCTTGCCACTCTTTGAATATTTTGCGCAGTTGACCACTGATTGAGCGGTCTTCTTCAAACGCAATCTTTTTTATGTCCCGATAGACCTCTACAGGCACCAGAACTGACTTCCATTTTGATGTATCCATGCGTTATTATCTGACCGTATAGGATTGTATGTCAAGAAAGTTATAACCCTTTCCCGTTTAAATACTTGTTGTGCGATTCAAGCGCAACGACGTCCATCGGCATCGTGCGCATCGTCATTCCAATGATTTTGTTGTCTTCAAACTTGCGTTCCATCGCTTCGTTGATCTGTTCCAACGTCAAACCTTGGTAGACCTCAGTCTTGTACATGTTGGAAGGTTCTTGAAACGTCAAGATCATCTCCCAATTGCGTTGTCGAGTCATAACACTTCAACTCCGATCATAAAAAACAAAAAAATCGCCATGCAATCATGCCCATAGCGATTGATTAGCCTAAAAACATGTTTCACAATGTAACCTCTTACCATCTTCGTCCTCCACTTCGACCATTTCAGACCCGCAATCGTCGCATATCTCAGCGTCATGCTCATACGGGTTGTAGAAACTCCAATCCGGTCGTTCGATCACAGTCCACGGCTCCTGTACCACGGTTTTGCCGCAGGACTTTTGGTCAGTTCGTAACGATTGACGACGTTGTAAACCATGTGAGTCGACAAATTTAGCTTTCTAGCCAATCCTGCTTTCGACATCTTAGGCTGCTCTGCTCGCGCCAATAAGATCTGCATCACTACGGTGTCGGGGATCGTTGCTTTCGCAGTCCGACCCTTTTCCGTTTTGATCAGCTTGTGGCGGTTCTTTTCTAAACGGTCGATATACCGTTGTTGCGCTCGAATTGCTTTGATCATTTGCTTTTAGATTTTTCAGTGGGTTTTGGGTACAGCACACTTAGTTCTTCGTCGATCATCTCTTTGATGTCGAGTAACAACGGATCGCTCAAGTAAGTCGAAGGGCCAATTTTAATTTGAGAACGAGCTTTCTTTCCGGCGTATTGCTTTACATGTTCCACTTGAGGGCCAATCTCTACTACTGTCGCCTCAACCAGCGCACTTTTGCACACCTGCGTCAAAATTCTACACGCCATCTCATTCAACATTTCGCGCGATACCGACCGCGTTTCTATCTTGATGAGCTTTTTTAAAGTTTCTTCTGTACGTTTCATAGCTCACCTTCGTCGGACATGTACAGCTTT